ACATGATGAGTTTAGGCACTGCACTAGCTATACTTTTACCAACTATAGCCACTATTGCTGGCGGTGGGGGGTCTTCTCCTAAAAAGAAGGGTGACGAGGGCGGCTTTTTAAGTGACGCTGCAAGTGCTTTTTTGAAAATGGGAAGCGGCAGTGAGCAGCCTTTTCAGTATATGACTGCACCCGAACGCGCACGATCCGTGAAAGAACTCACCCGTGGAGGCGATTTCCGTGTACAAAAATCTCCGGAGGGTGGCCCTCTTCGATTTGACTACGTTGATAACACACAGTTTGCCCGTGTTATGCGTAGGCTTCAAGACAATGCCAAAAACTCTCAAGTGAGGGATATGTTGTACACATATTCGGGGGCCGTGCAACCCACCGACACAAAGGCTGATACCCCTCAAATTAAGATGACAGAGGTGGATATTACATGAAAATCGAACCGACTCAAGTAGAACAACGAGGAAGTATCGAAAGTAAAGACCCGTTTGCTATAGCACCACCGGGTTATGGCTTGACCTCTGACAATACACGCTGGCCGTGGGGTAACCCTCCCTCCGTCGTCAATCCTAAAGTCGCACTGAATCAAGCTATCGCATCTCTAGAAAAGAAGAAGACACGGCGTGAACTGATGAAACTGTTGCTGGTAGGGGCATCAGTCGAGTCACTGGTTGAGGGCTACATCTTTCAAAAGTTTTCTGATGGCGGATTTAATCCGGACGTAGGGCTGCTGATAAAAGCGCCTCTTGCACTGTATATTGCCGACATGGCGGAGGAAGACGGTATTCCTTATCGTTTCTTCGAGAATGATGACGAATTGACAAAGGATGAAATGCCTGACGAGACATTCTTCACTATGTTAAAAGAGAACAATCCGGGTTTGTTCTCGTTTGTTAAAGAACAAATTAACGAGGGCATTCGTCAGGGCATAATGCCGAATGAGATAGAGGAAGAAAGCTTCTTATCTGCGAAGGAGACAGAATAATGGGTATCGGAGCGGCATTTGTAACAGGGCTAGTCCAAGGATTCGCAAAGAACATAGAAGTAGAAAAAGCAAAGCGTTTGTCTGATCAGCAGAAGCTAGACACCCTCGAAACAACTCTTGCGGAATATCGGATGAAACCTGCGGATGAACGCTCTGCCAGCGGAATAAATGCGGTTGCTGCGGCTCTTAGGGGTGCTAGGGGCGAGGTAGCCAGTCGAGGTCGCATCAACCTCTTCGGACAACGCTCTCCGGGCCTTGACATCGACATTGCTAACATGAAGGGTGTCCTAGACGAGGTTGATGCATCTGAATTAAGCTTTGGAAAGGGCGACACAAGAGTCAGCTTCCGAAATCCGTATCCTAACAGCCTCGCTGAATCTATAGCATTTATGGGTGAATTTAACGCTAAAATGAAAGACTCAGATTTTCGTAATAAAATCAGAGAAGATAAGGATGTTTGGACCGGCATAAACGGTGTTGTACAATCTTACTACGGGTATATGAATGGACGGGCTATAGATAATCCGGGTCCAAACGGAGAAATACTTACGTATGATCCATCAAGAGAAGACTGGTATTCCGACTGGGAGGCTATCAACAGTAGCTGGTTAAACAGTGGCAAGGCGGGGCAGGGTGACAGCGCAAGTGCTGGAGAAGTTTTACGCAGGCGAACAGCAGAGCAAAAAAATAATCCTAATATTCTTGGCGTGACTAAGAACGGCATGATACTCGACTATTCCGGCTACAACGATCCTAACAACGTGTTTACTAGCGACAATATGCTTGCGGGATTTAACGATATCAAGACCGCATTTAATCTGCGGGACGACGGGGATGTTTTCAATGTGTGGCATAAAAACATAGCCCTTGCCGGTGTTACAAATGAAGTTGCAAATCGCTGGTTTGAGTCGTCTGTTAAACTTGGCGCTATTCAACAAAACAAGTTCCCCCGCCTAGACCTTCTGCGTCCCCAAGATATTATGCGACTGTCTACAGACCCGCGAGAAGCCACCAGCATACCTAACGCGTATAATGTGGTGTCTTCAGTGCTTCCCAAGGATGCCAGCGGACAGCCATCTATCCAAGCTGCCGCTCACGCACTCTATCCGTACTTCATGGTGCAAGAGGATGAGCCGCAGTACGTAGGGGGTAATTACAGGGCTAGTCGAAACAATCTGTCTCGCACAGAATTAGCCCTACAATTGCACTATGGCGAAGCAAATCCGACAGGTAAAACCTTCGGAGATTTGGAAACGGCTCTTGTAAACGAAGAAAGAGTCTTAACAGACATTCGTAGTCTAGCTAAAAAAACAGTACAGATAGGCGATGCCGCTGCGTATCAAGAATTCAAGCAGGTATTCAGATTCGGTGGATCGCTGGTAAGGTCTACCTTCACTGATTTAGGTTTTCTAGACGAATTGGGCCTTTCTGAAGGGCAGAGAAACGCCATCCAATTGATCGATGATGGAGCGGAAGGTGTTGGTATTACGCAAAGCTTCTTGGACGATCTTGGCAAAGAAATGGCAGACGCAAGAAAGAGAGATGCCGATCCTACACAAGCAAGGAGTGATGGTGTCACCTACGCCGAAATCGCCTCTCTGCGTATCGGACTCGCATTTAAGATGGCCCGTGCAGCGGACCCGTCCGGACGACTGTCTAATCAAGATGTTCAGCAGCAGCTAGAACGTTTAGGCAGCAACTTCAACACTCCAGAAGAAGTAGTGCGTAAGCTGGGCGTTGTTGTACAAGAATTCGAAGATCGTGCAGATCGTCTGCGTGTCTTGGTTCAGTACGGCAAGGGTAGCAAGCCTATGAAGCCGGAAGAGCGGGCTATCATGGAAGCAGCGTACTCCTTTGACATTATGCGTCGATACGGACGTAAGAGTGAGGGGTCTGCTGCTGCAACTAAGTCGTACAATACGCCCCTCACTGTTTCTAGCATGGTAACGATGGATGATCAGCCTGTCGTTAAACTGTATTCCGGACCCGGCTTAGATGCGACAGCAAAACAAGACTCCGACGGAAACGACATATTACACACTGTATCAGCAGACCCGGATGGTAACCCTGTTTACACGCCGATTTCAGCAGATCAACTGAAACGGGCTGATCAAAATCAAACGACGATGACTGCCCCGTCTGCTCTTGATCCAGACAGACCTCCAGTCAGTACGGGAGCAGGAGTTGTTCCGGATAAAGATGCAGCAGCGATGGCAGCGGCAGCTAGGGAAGAGGGTATTTCACTCATGCCAAGTCAAGCTGTTGCAGACCCCAGAACACAGCCCCCGGCAGCCCCTGTTGAAACCCGGCAAACAGAGGAATTTGCCGGACTTACCAACGAAGAAATTGAAGTAATCAAAAACTTAAGAAAAAATAGATACGATCCTACTTCTGCTCCCGAAAGTTCCCCTAAAAAGTCACGTGAAATTCCGGATGATGCGGAAAGTTTGAAGGCACCTCCGCCTAATGTCGTCGAAGAATCTATGTATGAGGAGGATGAAACACCGCCCGCACCTAAAGGCGGTATCCCTGTCGATGATGCGTCCCCCGTAGGGTCACCAAGGCCGGGTGGCAAATTCGAAATTAGAATGAAGGGCGGCTCTAAGATGGAAGGTCTGTATATAATACAGAACGGTTACTATGTTCCAGCAGGAGACTTGATGTGATCAACAATGAAGATCAAGACAAGCGTAAAATCTCAGCAGGACTGGGTATCCCCGTTTCTCCTTTAGGTCTAGCAGGCGAAGCAGATGTAGCTAATCCCTTGGGCGTTGGTCCCGGCATATCAGAAGAAGCTAGGACGGCTCTGCGTGAATCCATAGAACCTACGCCTTTGATAAAAATAGAAGACGTGTTGAATGGGAGTGTAGTTCTTAGAAACAAACAAGGAAACCCAATAAAACAAGACTTTATCGACGCAGCAAATAATGGGAATATGTCCTATTTTGCACAGATCGAACAAGCTGTGAGCGAACGTAATCAGTCTATCCAACAGATAGAAGCCCCCTATCAAGGTCCAGAACGAGCAGCACGAATTCCCGGCACGGCTGTTACACCGACAGGAGAGCGGGTTGTTTCCGTGCCCGAAGGCGTAAGCACCAAAGAACCCATACTTGGCCTAGTGGGTGACTCTCCTGCAGAAGAGGTCGAGTCATACGCACTGTTTCGCGCAGGACTAAACAATACCATCAAGGATAAGGTTTTCGATCCTAATGTACAAGAACTTATCAATGACACCTACGGCACTGATTTCCTACGTCAATTTGCTAGGGACACTGAAGACTTTGCAAAAGATGTCGGCATAAACCTGCCCATCAATTTAGTAGCGGGCGGCAAGATGATTGCATCCGCCACAACGAACACCACTAATCGTATTATGGAAACCCCAGAACTATCTATGGCGGACTTCAGCACTGTTTTTGCAGAGGAGTTCAAAAAGGCAAATCCGACATTCATTCAAGATAAAAACACAATGCGAATGGCGCTAAACAATGCGGGATTCCGTACGTCTTACGCACAGCGTCTTAACGATCAGATGATAGATGCGTACATAGATAGGTTTGGAGAAGACGCTTTTGTTGCAAATTATCGTCCGGAAATAGGTGACGGCACTGGTCGTCGCTTAAATCTGCCTCTGATTTCCGAAGAAGCAGCGGACGCCATACTTGACTACACATTCAGTGAGCAGGGACTAATCGCACAGTTTGGTCAGTTTGCAATACCTAACGTAGCAGTGTCGGGGGCATTTGCAAAAATGCACAAAGCAAGCGGCATGAAAAAATTAGATCGATACAACGATCTTAAAAAGCGGGGGCTTATCAACGAAGACCTGCCTATGCGAATGGCTTTAAAAGACTACGACGTAGGACAAATGGCTCCGGGATTTGCAAAGTCCTTTCGTAATTTTCAGGGACGTATTGGCGATCTGTTTACAAACAGATTTGGGTATCAAGGATCGATTGGAACCGCTGCAGTTAGCGCAGAGTTTGAACGTTCATTAAGTCGTGTGAATCGCGAACTCGACAGTTTAAACTTTTCTGTAAATTCTGCAGCTAGGGCAGGCAAAACAGGAAACGCAACCATCACAGTTCGCAACGCTCAAGGCGTAGATGAGACGATGACGTATGCTGATGCACTCACGCGCCGTAACTTCCTACAAGACAGACACGCTAATATGGTAGGTAAGGGTATATTCAGTAAATTTACACCGGATGATCCATTCTATAAAAACGTCTTGGTAGATGATCTCTATATAACTGCTGGTCAAACAATAGGATATAACTATCTTCCCAGCTTTACAGGAGGACAACTTAGTCCCGAAGTAGGCGGTGTAATAGGAGCATTGGGGACGGCTGTATTCGGACGACCCGTAGTAAAGGGTACAGGTGTAGTTGCGGGTGCAATCGACAGTGCAATACTACAAAACAGAGGCGCACCGATTATTAAGTCGTTTGCTATGATTCTTGAAAGTTTGCCGCTGATTCCACGGGGTGCGTTAGTAAATCGTAATTTCGAAGATATATCCGATGCACTAGGAACATCACTGAGTCCCGATGATATAGAGGCGTTGACTAAGGTTGCAGGGCTTCTCGACAATATGTCAGAAGAAGGCGTTGATGCAGTTTATAAAAACTTGGCAGAATACAACAAAGTAAGAACTGACATTCTGAAGAGATTCGAAGGAACAGACAAGTACGCACAGGCAAGTGAAGCCTTCTCACTGAGTTTCGCGTATGCTTCGGGCCTTGCACCCCTGCAAGCTATCGAAGCCGCGAATGTGGGCAAGTTTAGTATTAGGAATATGAACAAGGCTGTCGAAGCACAGTTGGCTTCTGAGAATTCACTTCGGCAGGCAGAATTAGGTTTTCAACGTCTTAACGAATTAGTTGCAGAAACGACTGGCGTTAGGATGGAAGATACTACTGCGTTTCAGACTTTTGTCGAAGGATTTCAAAAGGCTGCGGCTGGACAGACACGGGCACTGGGCGAACGCCGCAGAGAGTATATAGAATTGCTAGATGAGTATAAGACACTTGTGCTGCGCGATCCCACCTCAAAAGAGGCAGCAAACGTACTCACTGAATTAACTGATCTAGAAATCAGACTTACGCCGGGTGCTGCAGAAGATTTAGAAGTGCAGCGCACGATCCTCACTAACAATATAGACATGCTTGGTAAATCTCTGCAGGATGCGGCTGAAAACGTAGACAGCCTACGTGGGTCCGGACAGCATGATATAGCTTTAGGACGACTCACAGAAGACGTAGCGGATCACCGCGATGAGAAGATATTCTTGCTTGGGCGACAGATATACGGCAATGCTGAAAAGACGCTAGGCGATAAGAAAGTTGATTTGGCAGACATTGTTACGGAGATGACGGATCGTCTTGTGAAACTACAGGGCGGCGACATAAAGCAATTCTTTGGCGCTGAAGCCGGATTTTTTAGAGGACGCACAGGTAGGTTTGCGCTGCAAGCACTAGAGAAGGCGGCAAAGCGCAATCTTCAAGACTATTTCGGCGAAGATTTTGACTTGATGATACAGTTCGCACGTAGTCCAAATCTTGTAAATGAAGCGGGAGAAGTAATCGAAAACTCACCTGTAACAAAAGGCAAATTTGGATTTGTTGGTGAAGATGCGTCTTTAACAGAAATTGCTATGGCTCTGTACAGGAATCAGTCTGATGAGGGTATATTCTTTCAGCCGTTTCAAACCACCGCCTTTGAGGCTGATGAACTGTACCGGCACTTGCGTGATACTGGCGAAAGAATTGCAAAAACACAGGGCGAATCTGCAGCACGACCCTATCGTGATCTTATGAAACTGGTTGATGATAAGATAGATGAAATACCCGATGCTCGTGGGGTCATGCAAAACGCACGATCTCAATACAAAGAAATCGTATTTGATCCTGTAGCACCACAAGGAGGCTACGCACAGAGGGCTGATAGTTCCCGCGATGTCGTCACGCTAGAAAATCCAGCCACATATCGCCGCGCATACGCACGAAATACGGAGCCGCATACATGGAATGATCCGTTAGCAGAAGCAGCCTCTAGGGGCATAGCTACGGGCGATCCTAAAGCGTTTTCTGGTTTTAGAGCGGAGATGCAATCCTTCAATGAGTACTGGGCTGATGGCGTAGAAACAGTGGGCGATAGTTCTATTTTTGTGTACGATCTGCGTAAGCCCATGAACAGCCAAGAGGACTTTCAAAATATTCAAGCTATCGTACGAAATGCTATCCAAGCAAAATGGGCGGATGACACCGCAAGTAACGTCCTAGACCTCGTAGGAAAAGACATCACGGATACGAAGGGCGGAATCGCTGGGGGATACAACTTCAATCGCGTAGAGAACGTGGAGAAGTTACAAGAGCATCTGCGAATAAAAGTTATAACGGCAGAAAATCCCGACGGAGAGATTATGAACTGGGTGGACCTAGCAGACATAGTGGCAGCAGAACGTGACATTGTCGAAGCAATTGGTGACGACTCTACAGTTCGCGAAAGTTTTGAAGCGTTTCGGGATACAGTCAATCGCAGGACTGGCTCTATGGCAGATGCGAATCTAGAAAACCTGTCAATCGAAAAGCGCACTGCGGATCATCTCAATAGAATAAGCGAAACATCCGACCCCGTACAGTTCTACGAAAAATACGTTGCGAACTACGATGTCAATATGTTCCGTGGTTTACGTGAATCGTTTGTCACGGGTTATGCACGAGAAAACAGTGTGTCTGAAGAAGTAGCCCTAAAAGCGTTCAATGATGGTGTTATTTATCAGACACTCAAAGGACTTAGGCAACGCGCAAGCACGGGTCAAGGCGCAGATGTCAAAGTTATGGGATTTGACGGACAGTCAAAGATCGTAAAGGTGATGACTAATCCTGTTCAGTTGGCGGGTGAGTTGAGAGATAAAAACGTACGAGCCATACTGTCGGAAGTCATGGACGAGGATCACATCGATTTCATGCAAGACTTGGCAGACATGACTATCATAGCGTCGGGCGTGCAATTCGCCAAGTATTCCCCAACAGGAATCGTTAGGGGCATTTCTCCAAATGAGATAATCAGTCGTGCCTTCAACATTGCACGTGGTATGGTTAGCCCGACATATGTGGGTGCGGAATTTGCATTCCGTGTTCTTCAGCAAATGGAAGTAGACTCATTTCAGCTTGCCGCATCGAACAAAGAAGCAAACAGGATCATGCTTTTGATGATGCGTGATCCGAAGCTTGTCACAGACAGTGACGTTCGTTCCCTGTCCACTATTTTGATAGCTACGGCAAACAGGGAACTTCTCAGGAGTGACGCTGTGGTTCCGGAATACACACATCCGGATGACATCGAAGCAGCCATAAAAGAGCGTGAAGCAGATTTGATTGGAAAGATTGAAATCAGACCGCAAAAAATAGAACCCGAAGTCAAACAAGATTTGCGAGAAGTTAGACGCGGATTCCTTGAGTCGGGTATTTTACCTGCAGAACAGTTGGGAGAAACATAATGAAAAAGCAGTACGCTATGGGTTCTACAGTGCGTAAGCCCGAATTGAAAAGACCTAAAAAGGCTGACATCGATAAGGATGGAAAGTTGTCCTCATACGAGGTGGCACGGGCTAAGAAGATTGAAGAGTCTATGGCTAAGAGACGTACTTAGCCGACTTATCTATCATCTCATCTGCCATAGAATTTATATATCTAAGAAGAGACGCGATGGAGTGTGCCCCGTCATATTGAGGCACCCCCGCGTCTATTTCTTTTTGTAGTTCGTCTGGACGCACTGTTTCTTTTTGCAGTTCTACATGACCGTCTTGTCGAAGGTATACATTGAATGAAAACAAATTGGCTTTCATGTTTCTTCCCCTATAGCGCATCTATAACCTGCCGCATACGGCGGCGGTATTGGAAGAGGCATGTTAGATATACCACCTAGCATTTCCTCTGCCCGTTCCTTGCACTGTTCTTTAGTTGATCGTAGTCCCGTAGTGTCTTCAAACTTTATGCACGTGTCTGCCATGCTCATTGAGCATACTAGGACCATAGTCTTGAACATCTTTCAACTCCTGTATAGGTAAGTTATAACAGTCAGCATGAGACGTCCAATTATTAGACGGATCGTAATCGTTTTTCTTCACAAAAGATGCCTTGTCAAAATACTCTGCAGGAGTACAGCATCCTAAGTACCAGCCCACGGAGTAATCCTTCATGACCCGCGTAAAAGCATATATGTCACACTGCTGACGTGTGTTAAAATTGGATATAGAGCAGGAATAGTCCGGCTTCGGTGTGACAGTGGTCTGTTTTGTTTTCACTTCAACCTTCAAGCCATTACTTAGGACGATGTCATACTCGTAGGTGTTTACCCACTCTCCCCCTAGAACTTCTAAAACAATCTGTTCCCCTAAAAAACCTGCGATGCTTCCATTACCCTTGATAATGGAATTACGCAAGAGACCCATCTCTCTGTTTTTCTTACGAGCATTTAGGAACATCTCATCTGTTATCTTTACTGGAATCATTGTCTTCCTTTTCCTTTTTCTGCACCCACTCCTCGTAACAAGGATGATGGGGATGGGGATAGAACTGAACCCAGCCATCTCTCCGCTTCCATGCGAGGAGTGGCTTTTTCTTTTTAAGAGGCATTTAAGTCCACCACTTCACACACACCTGCCGTACATGCCAGTTCACGTGACCCGGATGTATTGTCTTCTTTTTCATACTCCGATAGTGCAGCCCAGTCAATAACAAAGTTACCACGTTCACTCTGCCACTCCAAGTAGTCATCTACTTCGATGTCTTGATACGGAGCCTGCTGATATGTGTGATCACTGTGGGGCAAGAAGGAGACGCCTGACGCCACGTCGAAGTTCTCATACACCCACGAACCGACATCCATCCACTCCTCTTCCTTGACCGTGATAGTCACCGACGGCTTATGTTCGCACCAATGAACAGCATACACTTTCCACAATTCAAGTTGCTCAATAGCCGTCATATGCGTACGGGTAACTGCCCCATCAGGTGACTTCATGGCAAATGAGAATACCGTTGTGGATTCCGGCTTCATCACACACGCTTCATTGTACACGCCCTGTTCCTTGAGAAACTGTGTCAGGGGGTCTTTGTTATCTCCGCGCACCGTGCGAATGTAGTAGTCGTTATGACGAGCGTGAATTCCGCTGGCGGCGTCTACGAGTTGTGACACAGTGCCCGATGGCTTGACACAAGTAATGGCACTGCTTTGTGGGATTCCAAGCATGTTTGCATACTTGAGGTTCGTGTCGATAGCAACTTGGCGCATCTCCTCTAGCCAACGCTTTGAGTCCGTAGTCTTTGAGAGGACGCCATGATCCATGATACCAGTCAAGGAAACGCCCAACAATCGTTCTTCTTCTGTGTTTGTTTTCCATATTTTCCTCAAGTACTTGAAATCAGTGAGCGTAGACTGCAGGGTGCCCAAGATCGTAGCGAGGCGTACCTTTCTTTTGAGGTCTTCGAGACCATCTGATTCCCGGACAACTACTTCTGACAAGTTACAAAACTGATATGGACGCAAGATAATTTCGGAACAGGGATTCGTTCCGTAATCATAATGCAGAGGCTGTTTTGTGAGTGGATGCTTTTCGCCCGTCAAAGTATTTCTACGACCATTTCTTTCGGCCTGTTTTATTGCGGCTTGCCGGTTGAAAATACCTCTCTCACCAGACTTCGAGTCGTATAGAGCCAGCCATTCACGCATGAAGGTGCCCATCTCTGGCTTGAATCTGTACGCCACAGAATTGTTGGCCAAAGCACGTTGCCCTTCATTCTGCCACCACTGTCCTGACTTGGCGTGTGCCATCTGATCATCGTTGAGGTTCGACAAAGAAATCAGTGCAGAGCGACGTACACCACCAACAACCACAACTTCACCCACCTTACACATCAAGTCGTGACACTCAATCGGAAAGAGGCGACGACCTGCAGCCTTTTTAAACAGGGCAACTGTAAACTTAAACAGGTCTTCCAACGGGCCGGGGCCGGATGCCCTGCCGCCCATCGTCTTGAGTCGCGCACCGGATGAACGCACTGCAGACAAGTCCCACTGTGGAATCTGTCCAACGTAAAGCAGTGCGACAAGTTCTCGCAAAGACTTTGCCCATCCCGGCTTAGAGTCCCCTACCTTGATCACTGTATCTGTCTCGTTCATAGCATCACTGATTACAGGAAGCTTGTCTACGTTCTCCCGCTCGACAGAAAAACCTACACCTGTACCACACATCAAGATGTACATGCACTCATCGAACGCACGGGGATGATCGACAGGGATGTATGAGCAGTTGTATCCGCAGATGTTGTCTCGTGCGAGGGCTGGTCCTGCAGTCATCATAGCCCGCATCGACGGCATGATCTCTAGGCCAAGAATGGCATCTTGGATGTCGAGAAAGTCACGCTCCGGTATGTCGAAGTTGTGATTTTCCCAAACGTGATTAGCCATAAAATCTGTGTAGCGGGACACAGTTTCATCCCAGTTCTCGCGGCGCTGCTCATCATCAAGCCATCGTGCATAACGGGACTTGTGTATAAACTGTTGGTAGGGGGTAGGTAGCATATTATTCATCAACTGTCTCCTCAATAAGCTTCTCTAAGTACCACTTCGCCTTTTCTAGGTCTTGGACGCCATTCTTGTAGCGATAGCGCCACAGGTACTTTATTATGTTTCCCTGCAGGTAGTACTCGTATCCGTCTTCTGTAGCAGCGCGGATAGCATCTATACACTCAATCCCTGCTTGATTGTAGTGCGGCGGTGAATTTACCATGTCTGTTTTAACACTGTAATGTTCGTCAAGAAGTTTGTCTTCGTCGGCGGACCACTGTTTTGCTTTCATAAACTGTTCGTGTCTCATTGTACTTTTCCGAAGTTGATTTTCACAATATTAGAGTTGGGAAGATG